CTTGAATGGTCAGTAGTAAATATCCCATCAAATTCTAATGCTAATAAACGTACCGCAGAAATAGAATTGGATCAGGATATACTATTGATTTACAACAATGGAATTGAAATAGAAGCTCCCGAGGAGCGTCCATTTCCAAACGAACACGCTGCAAGAGTACGTGCTCCTGGCGGATTCAATCCAGACACATTCCGCAGAACCAAAAATAACCGGGGAGTATTTCCAGGCGCAGGTCTTATAGACATACCGGCAACGGCTGCAATTATATGGGGCAAGTTAAAGGGATCCGATGCACCCGCAGATCAACCAATTCCACAGGCACTACGCTTCCCCACACAGGATTGGACGGAAAAACAGGCAAGGGATTTTATAAAAGAAAATAAAATAAAAGTTTTACTATTTGAGCCGGCAACAGAAAAAAAACAAGAAAATGCACCAGTAATAAAAAAAAGGTTATCTTTGCAAAAAAAGAGATTAGAATTGGCAGAATTGCTTTAACCTAAAATCAATTATTATGACAACAGAAACCAAAGGTCTTCACGAAGAAAGACTTAAGCAAATCAATGATGCAAGAGCACTCATTGAAACCGCGGAGGCGGATAACCGCGATCTGAACACAGAAGAACAAACGAAATACGATAAACTTTTCGGTGATGCAGATGCGTTGAAGAAAAGAATTGACCGTATGGAAACACAGGCAACTGCCGAGGCTGATAATGCAGGCAAACTACCTGATGTTATCGGAGACGAACCTGAAGGTTCCGACAAAACTTTCACGCAAAAGGAACTTGACAAGGTAGTAACCAAAAGATTTGTCCATGGTGAAGACTCATTGAGTAAGAATGAACAGAAAGCCATTTCTCAATACCAGAAAGAGGAAGATGTTTTTTGGAAGAATATGAAGGAAGGTTATTCCTCATTAAATGAGGATGAGAAGAAAATTTATCATGATGTTATTCAATCACGTCAGCAAGCTACTACTCCAGGTTCCAAAGGTGGATTCTTTGTGCCCAAGCAGTTCCAATTGGAATTTGATAAGGCATTACTGGAATTTGGAGGCATGCGTGAAGCTGCGCGAGTGATAAAAACAGACAAGGGAGGAACTCTTGATTGGCCTACCGTGAATGATACAAGTAATACCGGACGTTGGTTGAGTGAAAATACCACGGTAACGGATACCGAGGTTGTATTTGGGCAGGTTCAATTCAACGACTTCACAAGAAGTTCCGATATGGTGAGGGTAAGTATGCAGCTATTAAATGACAGTGCATTTGATTTGCCCAATTTTCTCAGGGACATATTGGCAGAACGAATTGGTAGGGGAACAAACCAGGCATTCACAGTCGGTGATGGTTCAGCCAAACCAAGGGGAGTGACCCTCGATACCGTAGAGGGAGTTACGGCCGCCCTGGCATCAGCAATCACCTCGGATGAGATCATAGACCTTTTCCACAGCGTGGATGCGGCATATCGAAAGAACCCGAAGGCATGGTGGATGTTCAGTGATCTGACCCTGAAGGCAATCAGAAAACTTAAGGACGCGGACAATCAATACCTCTGGCAGCCAGGCTTGAGAGCAGGCGTACCGGATTTGCTATTGAGTAAGCGCTTTATAGTGAACAATGATGTAGCAGAAATTGGATTGGACGCCAAATCCATTCTATTTGGCGATTTCAACAAATATATCATCAGGGATGTTGGTGGATTGATCATGTTGAGGCTTGACGAGCGTTTTGCCGATGATTTACAGGTTGGATTCACAGCGTTTGTTAGGACTGACGGTAAATTGATAGATGCCGGCACGGCACCCATCAAACACCTGCGACATCCTAACACTTAGTATTTAATTAACATTTAATTAACATAATGCGGGCATATATCGTGTCCGCATTATTAAAACTAATTGATATGAAAATCAAGGTAAAAGACTGCTTTTCCGGTCCCGATTTACTATGGAATGTTGGCGATGTTGTCGATGTAGACAATGAAACCGGAAAAAGGCTGATCAAAATGGATTTGGCAGAGCTTGTAAGTAATGAGCCATCCAACGAATCCGGGACAAAGACCTACAAAGGCGGAAAGAAAAAGGCCAAAAAGAAGCTCAAAATATTCAGCGATAAGAAAGGCAAACAGAAGGTCAAAACAACAAGCATTTCATAGATAAAATTGCCCGGCAGACATGGCAATAAAATTCCAAGAATCCAGCCTTGAGCTGATCGATCCGCCATCGGTCAAGCCAATTACTTTAGAAGAGGCAAGGGATCATCTACGTGTAACAACAACAGATGAGGATAGTTATATTCAATTGGTCATTAATGCAGCGACTGATTATTATGAGCGTTTGACCTGGTTGCAGTTGATCACTGCTACTTACGATTTTTTCCTGGACGAGTTTCCCGCGGGGGACACCCCGATAGAGCTTCCGAGACCCCCATTTCAAAGCATCACGGAGATTAAATTTGTCAATGATGATGGTGTTGTTGAGACGTGGGCAAATACTTTATACGAATTGGACACATCCCTACTGCCCGGCAAGGTACGTCCTGTCAATGGTGAATTTTATCCGAGCACAAACGATCAATTTAAGGCTGTTACAATCACATTCAAAGCCGGTTATGGAGATAGCAGTGCAGAAATACCGGATGGTATTCTACAGACATTAAAATTATTGATTAGTTTCTTGTATGATCACAGGGACTTTGTAATCCCACAAAGAGAAAAAGGACACGATATTCCGATGGGCATTATCAACATGATTCAACAGCACTCGGTCTGGCGTTTTATTTAACTATGAAAATACTAATATTTGTAACCGTCTGGCAGCGACCTGAAATCACAAAATTGTGTTTGCAGGGCATTCGGCGCTTGCAGAAATACAAGCCGGAATGGAATATTGAACCATTATTTATTGTGAGCGAAGAATGGTCGGAGGATTGGTGTGATGAGGAGAAATTAAATCATATTTGGGTTGAAAACAGTCCCCTGGGAAGGAAAATGAATTTGGGAATTGAGGCTGCAATGGAATTGGACTTCACTCATCTAATGTTTTTTAATTCGGATACCATCATAGCCAATGAATTGTTGGATATATATGAACCTTATTTGCAGGGAAAGGAGAAGGTATTTAATCAGGCAATAGAATTTTTCGGCATTGATAAAGTACATTTTATAAATAGAGAGGACAAATGTGCAAAACTTGTGGATTACGACTTGACCGTCTGTGGAGCGGCAAAGGTCATCAGCAAGGCATTCCTTGAAAAATATGCCTATCGTGTCAAGGTAGAGTGGCTGGATTCTTATAGTGGAAGCCATGGTAGTTGGGGAATTGGAGAGACAACATGGGTACCTTTATTAGAAGCTGAGGAGATGCAAAATCAGGGAGCTATTGAAATAATATCAAAGCCGAAATATACCATTTGGGACGCAGACAGAAGCGACACGATAGATCACCAATTTTTAGATAGGATACTATTCACCGGCAAGCAAGTCCCCAACAGGTGCATTAATATTGGAGAAAAACCATTAGTATTTGATATTAAGAGCGAAATAAATATCTGGGATTATGATAGTATTAAGGGAACCCCAGTAGATTTTGATGAGATCACTAAAAACATACCAGAGATAAATGCAAGCGGGAAAATTGGACAGGCGGATCACCTTTCAGTCGCTCACAAGAAATCGTGATACTTATGGGGCTGAGGTAGCATCGTGGGCTAATATAGCAATCGCGCCCACAGTGTGGGCTAATGTGATGGAATTGAAGGGGAAGGAGAAGTTTGAAGCTGCACAGATAACATCTTTTGCTGATTTGCGTATAAGAATACGGTTCCGTTCCGATCTGAATGAGAGATTAAGAATAAGCTATCAGTCCAGGTTTTATGACATACATTCAATTACGGAGATGGGCAGAAAGGACGGACTGGAGATATTGGCACAATCAATACCGGTAACATGAGCCAGTTTAAATTAATAGGCGTACAGGAGCATATAAAATTGTTCAAAAAACTTCCGAAAAGGATAGGTAGCAAGGTTATGCCAAAGGCGCTTAAAGCAGCTGGTAAGTTGCTTGTGAAGTCCGCAAAGAAAAAGATTAGACCTATTATAATAGAATTGAGAAAAGGAATCATAGTAACCGACAAGGACATACGCAAGACTATAGGAATGGAAGTAAGGAAAGGAAGAGGAGGTGGAGCGGACAAATATGTGGTTGTTGGTCCAAGACTAAGTAAAGGTAAAAATATAGCCATAATGGCAACCTGGTTGGAATACGGCACACTGAAACATAGGATAAAACCATTATTAAAAAAGCGTTCAGTAGCAGCAGAGGAGGCAAAATCCAGGGGATTTGGAATACGAAAGCAACCATTTATGAGACCCGCATTTCAGCAGACTAAGGGATTGATGGCTGCAGTAATACGTAAAAAAATAGAGGAAGGCATTGTTTTGGAGGTTAATAAATTCCTAAAGAAATAATATGGAACAGGCGATTGTTGATATACTGGAGAATGATGCCAATGTAAGCGCGGTGGTAGATGACAGAATTTTCCCCATATTCATTCCGCAGGAAAAGAAATTACCGGCGATAACCTATGAGCGAATTGACACTGATCCCATGGATACCAAAAGTGGCGCAAGCACATTGGATGTACCCTTGCTTGACATTGATCTATGGGGCAAAGATTTCAAGGTATTAAAGGATTTGGCAAAAGATGTGAGAAATGCACTGGAGAGATTCTCGGGTACAAGGCAGGGAATAATTATACAATCTATTCAATTTGACAATGAGATACAGGCATTTTCAGATGAAAAGGAACTTCATCATCTAACACAAACTTACAGGGTAAGACAAACAAATCCTTTAATTTAATAAAAAAAAATTAGTTTATTATGAAATAATAAATAAAATTACTACATTTGCTATTATGAAAATAAAGTTACTTGGAAACACAAAAATAGGAGGACGTGCATATAAGATGGGCGCCCAGCTGGAGGTGGACAGACCTACCGGCAAAAGCCTCATAGGCAGAAAGGTTGCAATGGAACAGGATTTTGTAACCATAACCGAACAGATGGCAGAGAAAGTATCGGTAAAAAAGGCGGAGGAAATATTGGAAGATCTGCCAACAAATGCAAAAAAATTAATAAAAACCATTAAAAGTTTAGTAAATATTCCTATATTGGAACTTTTATTGAATGATGCACGTATATCAGTTAGAAATGCGGCATCAATACGTCTTGAGCAATTACATTAATTAACTAAAATAAATCTATTATGCAAACAGTTGGAATTTTAAATGGTACCAATATAAAATTATTTATAAATGGTACTGCAATAACAGGTATAACAGAAAATAATCTTGCGTTGGCAATTAACATGCGGGAAGCCACAACAAAAGATAGTGGAGGTAAGGAGGAAGTGCTTCCTGGAGTTTCCTCTGCAACTATAGGTGTTGGTTTCTTTGTCGCTGAGGATGCGGCATTTCCTTATAATGATTTATTTGATAAATATGTGGATAAAGGTATCATAGCATTCAAATATTCAAATGAGAATGTCGGTGATACTCGCTACAAGGGAAACGCCTTTTTGGAATCGCTTGATCGTGACGATCCATTGGAGGACAATGTGAGCGCAAGTGCAACATTGCATGTAACGGCTGGTGTTAGCAAGGAGACTATCACATAATGACAATTAAATTAGACAGGGAGCGTAAAGTTCGGTTTAATACGGCTGCTATCATACAGATAGAGGAGCAACTTGATTGCTCCATATTTGACATACTCAGCAAACAGATGAGGGTGGGTACGATAGCAGTCGTTATTTGGGCTGGATTAGAAGATGACATGGAGTTGGAAGATGTGAAAAAGATTTTGCCTTTAAATCGCCTCATAGAGGTTACTCAACAAATTTTTAAAGCATTGACAGTAGCAATGGGGTCAGACGAAGAAACATACGATAAAGCAATTGCCGATGGAGGTATAAAAAAAAAGGTAGAATCTACAAAAATTTCCGAGAATGGTTCAGAGAAGCCGAAGAAGATTGCTACGGTTTCCTAAATTTACGCCCACAAGAAGTATTAGACTTGACGCCCTCTGAGCTTACGAAGATGCTTCGTGGCAAAAGGAGGGCGTTGCTATATGAGGAGGATTGGAAAAAAACTGAATTGAGAGTATTAAGATGGATAGGATCATTGATTTACAACACAAACGTAAAGAAGGCACATCAAAAGAGTGCAGAGAAACTTTTACCGTTTGCTTTTGACAAAGAACTAAAAAATGGCAGGAATAGTAAGCAGCATGACGGCGGTGGTGAGCGCAAACACGGCGGGCTTCACGTCGGGCATGGAAAAGGCACGGGCATCCACAAATAGGTTTCAGAAATCTGCAAAGAATATCAGGAGAACATTAGAAAAGGTTGGGAAACAGATGACCAAAGTGGGCAAGCAAATGTCTATTGCCATATCCGCCCCATTGGCATTATTAGGTGGGTTAGCTGTTAAAACCTTTGCAGATTTTGAACAGGAAATGGCAAAGGTACAAGCCGTATCGGGAGCCACAGGAAAAACCTTTGATGATCTAAAAAAACTTGCCTTAGATTTGGGCAAGTCTACACGATTTACCGCGGGTGAAGTGGCAAATCTTCAACTTAATTATAGCAAATTAGGATTCGTTCCATCAGAAATCCAAAAGATAACAGCATCAACACTTGATTTGGCACTTGCAACCGGAGAGGATTTGGCTGATAGTGCCGAAGTCGCTGGTGCCACCTTGAGACAATTTGGATTAACCGCAGAACAAATGCCTCAAGTTATTGATGTAATGGCGCTCTCCTTTAGTTCTTCTGCATTAACTCTTGAACGATTTAAAGATGCCATGAAAAGTGTTGCTCCTGTTGCTGCAGCTGTTGGTGCAACTTTAGAGGATACCACAGCTATACTTGGAACATTAGTAGATTCTGGTATAGAGGCATCCACTGCCGGTACATCATTAAGGAATATCTTTATTGAACTATCAGCAAAAGGTATTACGTGGGATCAAGCAATGAATAAGATTCGTGCTTCCACAGACAAAGTAAAGACAGCAGTAGAATTATTTGGCAAGAGAGCCGCTGCTTCTGGACTTATAATAGCAAAAAATGAAGATAAAATAAGAGGATTAACCAAAAGTTTAGAAAATGCTGAGGGATCTGCAAAAAGTATGGCAAAGATTATGGATTCCACCTTGAAGGGATCAATGCTCAGAGTTAAGTCTGCATTGGAGGGATTGGCAATATCCTTTGGGGAATCGCTTGCTCCTGTTGTAAAATCGGTAGGCGAAAAGATAGCAATATTGGCAAATATGTTTCAAAATCTGACACCCCAAACAAAAAAATTCATACTCATAGCTGCAGGAATAGCAGCTGCCATTGGTCCCGCATTGATCGCCCTGGGTTTTCTATCTACAACCATCATTCCTGCACTTATAACCGGATTTACCTTATTAACAGGCCCAATAGGATTAGTTGTATTAGCAATAGGAGCATTGGCTGCTGGTTTTGTTGAATATAAAAATAGAACGGAAGCGGCCAAATCTGCACAGCAAAAATTTAATGAGACGATAGTAGATGCGGAGAAGTCTGTTACGAGTGAAATATTAGCGATAAACAGATTAGTAAATTTTGCAAAAGATGAAACAAACTCCAGGCGGGATAGATTAAAAGCACTTAACAAATTACAAGATCAATATCCTGATTTCTTAAAAAATTTAACGCTTGAGAACATCGCCTCTAAAAATGTAGCAAGAAGTATCAGAGCGATTGCCGATTCAATTATAGTAAGAGCAAAGGCAAGGGCTGCAGAAAAATCAATAGAGAAATTAGGATTGGAAAGGGAGGCTGTGAGAGAGACAAATAAAGAACTTGTCAAAAAACTTAAGATTGCTAAAGAAGCACTTTTAATTGCAGAAAAAGAATTAGCATCAGGAGAAAGAAAAATAAAACAATCCGGCATATTAGCAGGATCAGGTGGTATTGCAGGTGAAACGGCTGCAGTAGATGCTTTAACTTTTCAATTGAAGAAAAATCTTAAGCAGACATTTAAGTTAGATGAAGAAATAGATTTATATACAAAATTAATTTTTGCCGCTACCGATGTTACAGATAGTTTTACAGATACACAAAAGGATATGTCAGGAAGCACTGACAAAGCCGCCAAATCTTTAAAAGACCAAACAGAAGCAATAAAAAGATTTAATGAAGCTCAACCATCTACCGAGGCAATGAAATTTGAGTTTTTAACCACTGGCCTATCGGAAGAGGAGGCAGCAAAAAAATTAGAAACGATAAGAAGAGCAAATTTAACATTAGGTGAAAAAATAAAAGAAGATTTGTTTGGAATAGGTGCATCAATACAAGAGAAATTTGAGGCCATTGCAGAAGCTGTTGGACAGACATTCGGACTGATAAGCGACATCATTGGACAAAGCATAGAGAATAAGATGATTGCATTGGAGAATGCGCATGCCCGGGAGCTGGAGATGATAGAACAATCAGGACAGAGCGAGGAACAAAAACAGGCAGCCATTCTGAAATTGGACAAAAAAACAGAAAAAGAGCGAAAAAAATTACTAAGGAGACAAGCTGTATTAGCGAAAGTCAATGCAATATTTAATGCAACCATAAATGCGGCCGCAGGAGTTGTCAGGGCATTAGCGACAGGTGGTCCTATATTGGCAGCAATTGTCGGCGCGCTGGGTGCCGTTCAGATAGGTGTCATAGCTTCTCAGCCAATACCTCTCCAGGAAGGAGGCATCATAACACGACCAACAACAGCAATCATTGGAGAGGCGGGACCCGAGGCGGTAATTCCTTTAAGCAAAATGGATGATATGGGAGCTAATTTTGAATTGAGGAAAGTTATAACCGCAGAGAACATTGAATTGGTATTAACTCGCAGAAAAAAACGACTATCATTCACCTCATAAATGGCATTTGGCAAAAAATATGATATTACCTGGTCAGACCTTAGGGGTAAAGTTTTCACTGCGGAGATACACCAGGACGGCTTTGCCGGCCCAAGTACAAAAGTCAAGGCAACAGATACTGTCGTTGAACTAAATTGGAAGGAAGACGGCAATCTGTTAAGTCCTGTCAAACCATCAACAGCGAACCTGCAACTTTATGCCGAAATAGACTTTGAATGGAAGGAATTCTTTGTAACTACTGTCGGCGAATATTTTTTAAGATTAATTCAGGACGGAAATACGATTTGGGAAGGTCTTATTGTGGATTCTGTCTACAATGAACCCTACGTGGACGTTCCATATAGCGTCAATTTAAGATTCTCATGCGGACTAAGTGAACTGAAAAGCATAGACTATCTGGACGGATCAGGAAATTTTTTGACCGGTTATGAAAGTTTATTAACCATCATTCAAAGATGCCTGAATAAACTACCTTTTAATTTACGTCTCAAAGAACTTATAAATGTTTATGATGATGATATGCTTCCTGCTCATTTTTCTCTTGACTTTGATGGTGTTAATGAATATCTAAACGTTCCTGATGCGGCGAATTTAAGTTTCGGAGATAGTTCAACAGATAGTCCATTTAGTGTTCGTGCTTGGGTGAATATGGATGATGCTACGAATTTTATTATTTTTGATAAAAGTGATTCTTTCACTAATCGTGAATATACTCTTTTTGTAAAGAGTACCGATGAATTTGAATTCGTTTTATTTGATGCAGATAATCCCAATTTTATAGCAAAGGTAAGTTCTAATCCACTCACCTCAGATGAAGGCACATGGATACATTTAGCTGCAACTTATGACGGCAGTGGTACTGTTGATGGCATCAAACTTTACAGAAATGGAGTTTTGTTATCTATGACTAACCTGACTGCAGGAAGTTATACGGCTATGCACAATACTACTTCTGCATTATCTATAGGAGCAGCTCCATGGGTCCCAGTATTTGCAAATGGAAAGATAGATGAATCAACAATTATAAATAAAGAGCTGTCCGCCGCAGAAATATTGGAGGATTACAACAGTGGAATAATACCCGCGCGGGCTCAACTTAGCTTTTTTGCTTCACTTATAAGCGTGTGGGCTATGGGGGAAGGAGGAACATTTACTACAGAATGGTCAATACCCGATGAGATAGGAAGCAACACTGCAACCAGTGTCAATATGGAGGTGGGTGACCGTGTCACCGACACTCCCGCAGACAGGAACCTATTAAACAGCACCCTCGCTGATACCTTTGTGGACAATTTAATCTTTATAGATGTGGACAATGCCGGCAAGATGGAGGCGAGGAGTTGCAGATATGTCATTGATAGGATCATGGAGGCGATGGGATGCAGAATATTCCAAAGCTCCAGCGACCCGGACACCGCCGGCGCACCCGAAAATGTATGGTGGATTCAACGTGTAGAGGAACTAAGCGCAGAAACTGAAAGCCAACTGGATTACTGGGAATACAACTCAAATGGCACGTTAAACAATTCAGGACGGCTAACTTCCTTGATAAAGACCATAACAAACACCGAGGCAGGCATAAAGTTCCTAAACAGCGACGCAGAGCTGGAGATAGTCCCCGCCATAAAAACGATAAAATATAAAAGAAAATTAGCTTATGATTGGAAAGGTAAAAGAGATCAAAAAGCAAAGAAAAATTTAATAATTGATGAAAACTTTTGCTTCTGGACACAAAATAAAGAAGATTTTACAGCAGGTGGTGGATCGGTAGAGACATTTGTGAGCAACAAACCAACATATTGGTTTTTAAGCCCTGCAATGCAAGCATTGGCAAATTTCAACGATTTTAATACTGTGGTAGGAAGAGATGATTACATTCAACAATTGTCAGCAGATGGCGGTCTTAGGTGGGGAACCAATCTAATAGATTCATATCCATTTACGAATGAAGCCCTTTTCATGGAGGCACAATTTTTCCCCGTAAAGACAAACCCTTACGGTGCACCGACTCCAAGAAGTACGCAGGAATTAATTCAAATTAACAGCGGGGACAAATTGATGTTGATTTATGATGTTAATGTATTTGCTCTGTGGGATATTGACCTAATTGAATTCATCAAGCCCATTTTTGCAACACTAAATTTTAGAATAGAATTAGAAGACTTAAATACTGGAGATAAATATTTTTTGTCAGCAGCGATCGGAACCGGAAATATTACGGTGAAAGCTCCTTCGTGGGTAAAAACTACAATAAGGGGATTTGCAGTTAATAGTATTCTGGAACAAACAAGAACCAATTATTCGGGAAATGTGCAATCGCCTGTTTTTCCATTTACAGGAACTGCAAAATTAACATTTAGTATAAGATCGCCTGTTAAATATAATATTTTACTCAATGATGGTGTAACTCCAGTGGCGACAATAACAAAAGTAGATTTCAAGAAATGCGATTTGAGATATATTGACGCCAAAAGTCTTCTTCCTGATTTGACTTGTCCGATTATAGAGGAAGAACCAACTATTATACCATTAGAAGAAGAAGTGCATTTACAGGATTCGGATCTTATTCGTGACAATGATCATTCCCTAACTGTAATTATTGGAGATGGACCAGACGAATCTGCGGTGAATTCTTTTAGGCGAAAGGTGAACACTACCAATTTCCCCATTACGGATAAATGGACACGACTAAACGTATCCCCTAACCAAGACAAGGCGGCAAGAGACATATTTTTGATTGATGTATTGAAAAATTTCTTGGCTAATCAAAAGACCATGTTAAGCGGTACGCTTTACGGATTGACTGATTTTAATTTTCAGAATATTATTATATCAGATAAGTCAATAAGATATATAATGGATGGGATGACGTGGAATTTAAAAACAGGAGAAAAAAATGTTAAGTTGCTTGAACTCACCGTAGGAGTTGGATCATTTGTAAAAAGTGTCCAACCATTCGGTGTAGCTCAACAAATTACCGATAATCCTGGACTATCTGTGATAAATTTTGCAGAAGGTGCGACTATTGATTCGGGTACGGTGGTTATTGGCGGTTCAGCAGGTACACCAACACCACCAATCAATACTAATGGACAAAGTACAAATATACCAAATTATCCTCCATAAAATAGAAAACTATGGCTTTATTAGGAAGTTGGCATTTTAACGAGAACGATACGGCTAATGTTCGGGACTACTCCACGAAAGGGCTGGATAGTACCTCTGTGTCAGGACTGACCATTGTGGCTTCCGATAGGGGATTGGCGGGGAAATTTCTGCCTGCAACTCCAACACTTGTGAATTTTGGCGATGTAGCTTCACCGGGAACCGGTAAAATCACAATAAACTTCAAAATAAAATTTGCAGATGTAAGTAGCGATCAGGTTATTATTGACAAAGATGGAGAATTTAGAGTTGAATTGCAAGGATCAAGCTCTCTATTAATATTCAGTATTTGGGTTGGAGCAGTAAAAAAAGAACTTGTAACTAATACAGCTATTGTTGTTGATACTTTTACACGAATACAATGTATCAATGATGGCACGGATTCTAAGATAATTATTAATGGAACAGAAGATGCGATTGGTGCTATAGGAACTATTGATTCAGGATCAAACGATTTATTATTGGGACATTTAGCAGGAGCGCCTACAACTAAGAATCTTGACGCATTAATAGAAGTCATAGAAATAAGAGACACCGATTTAACGACTGATGACATAACCACTTTGGACTTGAATATGGGTGGCATGGAGACCACCTTTTTAACAAAACACAGCTTTTCAGAGGGAGATTTATTAGAATGGGTGAGCGATATAGTCGGATTGTCCAACAGCAGGGTAGTATGTACGCTTAACAAGGATGCCACTACCGTGCTTCTTATTGTCATTTCGGGTTTGTTTGTCCCGGGATTGAGATACAGGAGACGCGGCAACGTGTTTGATACCACAAGGCAATGGCTGGCAGAGATAAAAGAGGTAGCCGGGAAGCCCTACATCTTTTTTTCAAATGAGATCAAGGCTTTCGGCAGCGATACGCCTGACGCATCCTCCGTGTTGGATTTTAGCCAAGTTAATGACAGGGGTGCGCTTTTTCCATCATTGACAACAACTGAACGGGATGCCATTGCAAGTCCCGCTACCGGTCTGTTTATTTTCAACGAAACCACTAATCAACATGAATTGTTTGTTAGTGGCAGCTGGGGAAGTGCTGGATCCCCTACATCTCCTGGCGGGTCTGACAAACAAATACAATTCAATGATGTAGGGGCTTTTGGGGGCGATGCCAATTTCACTTGGGATAAGGGCGCTCAAAAATTATTAGTAAAAGGAAAGATGCTTCTTGGAATAAATGGAACTGTGATCACACATATACAACACGGCTCCGTTTCGATTGATCCTCCCAGCATTCCAGGAAAGTCAGAAGTGACTATTACTAAAGGCATAACAGGGCTTGCATCAACAGACAGAATATTTATGACACCACCCAATGACTTTGAGGATCAGTTAATATTTAAAGGAGCGAGAATAGTTACTCCAAATACCGTTACATTAACAATAGCAAATTATGACACTGGTCCAGTTAATGGCACAGCAAAAGATTGGCATTTTTTAGCTATAAGACCTTAAAATTAATTAACTTTAAACTTTTAAAATTATGAAAACTTATGAAATATCAGAGAAAACCCTAAAGGAGCTAATTAAGTATTTGCAAACTAAGCCCTATTCAGAAGTTTCAGCAGGAATTGTTGAACTTTCACAGTTAAAAGAAATTAAAGAGAAGGACAAAAAACAGATAAATGTCGAGGATAAAGAATAAATACATTATCTTGCCGGTGCAATCATTGACGGCTCCACGACTGGCAAAGATTGTGGGCGAAAAGGCGACCCAGAGAAAAAACCTTGCCGGGACAAAATATGTCGTGAAGTTGCCTGCGAACGTGCAGACCATCCCGAATGAATTTGGGGCGATGAAGGCATACAACCACGACAAGATACTGATTGAGATGAGAAAACCAGAGTGGACCCCGGAGGAGTTCATTTAAAATATGATAATACTTAACCATTGGACTGACATGACGTTCCATCTGAAGGATATGATAACTCTTATAGGGCTTATATCTATTGCCGTAGGTTCTTATACCACTATTAAAATCAACAATAAGAGAATATTAGATGAAAATAAGGAAATGAAAAAGCGCATGGATAATTTGGAGAAAAAAAATGATGATTTAAAAGAAATTTTTGGTAACTTTAAGGTTGAAATGGCTAAAATGAAGTTTGAAATAATTGAGGCGGTGACTAAAATATTTAACGGCAAGAAATGATGTTATTTATTTGCGGGTTTTTAGCAGGATGTATAGTAATGATATTTATTTTAGCTTTGATAAATAATAACGAATAAATATGGCTCGATTCGGAAAACGATCAACCGCAAATCTTGACGAAGCACATCCAGATTTGCAAACAGTATTCAATGAGGTCATCAAATATTTTGACTGCTCAATAATTGATGGACATCGTGGGGAGAAGGAACAAAATGAGGCATTTAAAAAGAAAAAATCTAAGGTTAAATATCCCAACAGCAAGCACAATAAAATCCCATCTATGGCAGTGGATGCTGTTCCTTACTATAAAGATAGTCCTCATATAAGATGGAATGATAGTTCCAGAATGGATTATTTTGCTGGTTACGTAATGGGCATAGCCAGTTTGCTGAAAAACAGAGGAATCATAGACCATGTTTTAAGGTGGGGAAATGATTGGGATATGGATACACGCACAGATGATACCAACTTTATAGACCGACCACATTTTGAACTGATTTGAGGGGAAGGATTCACGAAATCAAACTGTATGGTAAATGCTAAAACATTATACATATTATTAAGGATTATGGTAGAGACAACGATTACATTTGCCATATCAATATTGTCAGGAATATCTTTACTATATTTGCTGAATGAATTTATAAAATAATGGGTATTTCACCATATTTACAATTAGCATTAGGCATGGGTGCCATGTATGGTGGCACGGATCCCCTAATAAAACAATCACCGGCAGAACGAATGGTAAGCAATGCAGATGTTCAGAGCTTAATTAATGAATATCATTTAATAAAACAAAAGAAAAGCAGATTAAGTGCAAATCAAAGATATATGGTTGAATGTAAGGTGGAATATTTAATTGAAAAGGGTACAATAAAAATGAATAAATGAGTTTTTTAATAATTAAATCAATAATAACTATGACACGTATTGGAAAGATTTTAAGAGGCGTAGGTGGCGTTATTAAAAGAATAGCACTGGGAGGGGGAGATATTATCCCCCTTAACCTGACAGCCAACAAGAACGCCGCAGAGGGCGGTAAGGGCAAGTTTGACTATGTTCGCTTAGTATCCAGTATAATCATGCTGGTGCTCGTGGTGGGCTTCCTATTTGGTAAGGTGACTATGGAGCAGGTAGAGAACATATTAGAGTTTCTGAAGTAGAATAGGAAGGGTATGGACAAATTGTCCCCACCCTTTAATAATCTCCGTTGCGGGTATGCCCGTATCGGGAAATTCTAATTCCATCGAATTCGAGGAGTTTAAAATCATAGCCCCGCAGGTGAAGTGAGTGGTCTTTTTACTTTGGGCTTCTGAGGTATTTTCAGCCATTCATTTCCAGTGGGGTTCTAAATAGGTGGTAGTATAGGAGTGTAGTATTCGGTGGTGAACCAAAGGTTGCAAACTTTATGCTTCAAGCCGTAACGCTATCCCTTCCTATCATTTAAATAAAAAGGGCGGACTTAACCAAATCCTAACAGCAATAGCCGTTCAAGTATCTGATCATCCCGCCCTAAAGCATATACTTTCACAACAAAGATAACAAACTTTCATATTATTTGTCCGATATAATAATTATTATGTTAAATAGGAATGATTAAACCACCCTTTACTCTCCCCTTCTAATGTAGAAGTAAGTTTTAGTCAAAAGACCGATCATCTAAGCACTCTCCCCTCTCCAAAGGACTTGAAGCATCGAATGAATTAACCATAGTTGGTCGGGCTGTGACCAGGTTGTCGGTGGTAGGACAGTGCCTGGGTTTGTGATGCTTACGTTGTGCTATCATGATCACTTCCTTTTTTGGTGACGCAGGTGGGATGGACTGAACCTGCTGTGTATTTATAACCTTTCTGGTAATCGTCAATAACTTGAGAAAGTCCTCCCGGGCAAACTCTATGCTGATGTAGCTTGGTATCTGGAGACCTTCGCTGTATGAAGTAGGACTGTCGTACATGGCAAACCTTTGAGAGTTCAAGGTGTTCTGAATGTAGAACCTGCCGCTTTTTCCTATGAATGATATTGGTTTGTTAGGCATTATTTATCCTTTAGGTTTAAATAATTGATGTAACAACCACCACACCAAAGCAATCAAGATTGATATAACAATCGTAAGTAAAAACGAATGTAAAGCTAAATTCATTTCTATTTATCTTTAGTGGTTAATTTATTTATATCAATAGCCAATTCTTTTTTTATTAATCCAAATATATCAAAATGAACACTCACAAGAGCAAATGTTAGCCAAGCCGGTTTAGATGGCAATGTTTTTAATGTTATATTATCGAATACTAAAAAGAAATCATCCATAGACTCTGCTTTTTTAAGCACATCCACTGGTACAAATTTCTTCCCATTAATTTCTATCTCTTTTGTTAGGTCGGATAGAGGACGGAGGATGGGCTTAAAGTTCTTGCTTGGAGACGAACAACCTTGATTGGATGCTGCTAATTTTTTCCAAATTATCCAGTATTCTGCTTCGGTATCTAATCCTATTAACAAAACCTTTTCTTTGCCAACCATACATTTCAATCCATGCGGCAAATAAGGTGCTAAATGTTCAAGTTTTAAATCAGTTGCTTCCATTTTTAATTTATCCATGTTATTTCTCTTGGGCTTGTTCTTTTTCAAGTCATTCAATCCCTGGCAATGTTTATTGGTGATTAATGTATTCCTTAATTTTTCCAGCTTTTTTATGGATGGAAGTGTCTTTTCAAGTTTTCTAATCTCATCTCTTAATTTTATTCCTAACTCAATATCCCCTACTAATTGCATTATATTTTTTTCTTTAAACCAAGCCCTAAATTTTAGTTCTCTATTTGTTGTTTTCATGGTTTTAAGTTTTAATGATTAACAATACGACAAAGATAAACAACGTATTTACAAATGTCAAGTCTTTTAGCAATTATTTTCAATTTATTTTCGCCGTTTCCGGCTTGTTTAAGCCAATTTGTCAAATAATTATATTAAGTAGAAAAGTTTTTGCCTGATCTATCGGTTCTTTTGATAAGAGTACCCGGTTTTATGAAGTAATGGTTCGCTATCAAAACAAAGTCCAAGCGCTCCGCTCTTATAAATTGATAAATGCGTTCCCTGCTTAACCGGTTTTGCCTTGCGTATTGTATTACGGATAGTAATTTGTTTTCATTCATATTGCAAAGATAATAAAAGTTTTACAAATGTCAAGTATTTGGCAATAAAAAAATCCCCGCCAGCTTTGAGTTATTACTGACGGGGCTGAAATATAAACAAAGGAGAGCCGGTTAAGGCTCTGTCGTCCCACCGACCTGACAAAGTTAAAAAAATTATCTGAAATATTCCAAATTTTTCCCTTGAAATTTTGTTTTGTCAGTAATTGTTTTTATGTTTGTGATCAACAAAATCAGCCAGCAATGATACAAGTTTACATTAACCTTATATCCCACGCTTAATTCACTGTTTGAGGTTCCGTCTTGCTGGCTGTACCAATATTAACAAGGAGTTAATGCGTGGGTTTTTATTTATGAAATGTGGTATATGCAATGGGTCTGGGAGGGTAGTTAATCCAAGATACTTGAATATGAGTAATGCAGAAGCATTTGAGCGAGGCATTCCTACAATGAAACAATGCAATACTTGTGCAGGCATGGGCTATGTAGGGATTGACTTAAATAGAATGAAACATACTATGCTTGTAATTTTTAATCAAGCTACAATGAGCAATTCTCTTAAAAAGGACTTGAAATACCTATTAGAACAATTAGCAGATTATCCCGAATTAATTAACCACCAAACTAAATAATCATGGATGAATTACTAACTAAGGATAAATTACTAATAGCACTTGTAGATCGTTTAATTATTTATGATAAACTCTTTAAAATACAAAACAAATTAATTAGAGCACTTAAAAAAGAGGATTACGAGTTAGGAATAAAATTAAGAGATGAGATTAGAAAACTTGAAAAGACACTTCCATCCATAAAAAAGCTGGAAAAATTAAGGAATACATTAATCACCAATAAACATTGCCAGGGATTGAATGACTTGAAAAAGAACAAGCCCAAG